TCAGTAGGTTTCTCCCGAAAGGACAGAATAATGTGCTGCACATTCCCAAGAATGGGAGTACTTTCTTGTTCTATTGGCATAAGGACAAAATAATGATGAAAACAGCAGGGAGAATGACTTTGATTTTTGAATCACCGAAGAAAGGAGGCAACCAATGAGACCACCGCATCCAATAACATCCGAAATGTTGAGCAAACGTGATGAATATCTCATGCTCATAAGCAGCATCACAGGCATACCAAGCGATGACATCATGGGGCGTTGCCGAACTCGCGACATATCTGACGCGCGGCACCTTCTCATGTGGGCACTCACTCGGCTTTGTGGTTACTCCACAACGCAAGTCGGCCTCATGGTCCATCGCGACCATGCCTCGGTGGTGCACAGCAAGAACTTCATCGAGTTCTTGCCCGACTTCGCACCTTTACGTCTTCATGGCTATAAAAAGACTCTATTGCAAACCTACGAGGCTCGCAGAAAGGAAGCCGGCTATGAGTAAACGACGCAATGACTGGTTCATGTTCTTATTCGTGCTGCCGTTTGCTATACTTGGTCCTATCATCATCTACATTGGTGCCAAAGACCAGGAAGAACATAAACTGCAGCAGATGGAGCAAGCCGTGAAAATTGATAGACCAAGGTATGATCCAAGAGAGGACAGCCTGGTTACTCGTGAAGACTCAATCCACTTCTATGAAGATGGCATGTAAACATAGTAGGGCAACAAATCTATTTATTAATCCAGTTAGTAAAATGTAGTTTATTATTCTTGCCCTACTTTGATATAAGGCGGTCACAAACCAAAAGTTTAACCAGTTAATTAAATTATTTGTCTCAGACCGCCTTTAACCACAGTGCTCGCCATTGCGAGCATCCATTTGTGTTCGTTGGCCTGGAGCGTGATGCTTCAGGCTTTTTTCTTGAGTATTTAAGAAAAATTTTTGAGCCGAAAACACGAATTACAAGAACTACACGCACTACAATGCACAAAATCAACGCATTAAGACGAAAAACAAACGCCTACAACGAACTACAAAACGCTACATTTTTCTACATTTTATATATTTTACTACATTTTATATACAAATACTACAAATGTAGTGCGTTTTTCAAAAAATGTAGTTTCGTTATAATGCTTATTATAAAGCATTTAGGTGTTTGTTAGAAAATGTAGTGCGTGTAGTTCGCAAAAAATGTGTGCCAAAAATATTTTTTTGTTTTCTTCAATATGTTATTGAAACCAAAAATATGTGTAACTTTGCAACTATGTCGCAGTTCTGCATCTATATAAAGCTCGAGAAGTACCTGGCAGAGTGGCTCACCCACTCACTGGGCAATCCGGTGCGCTTCCCAGCATCGAGCAATGAGAACGCAGTCATCCGTTGCTTCTTGCAGAAACTTCCCAAGGACAAATTGCCCGAGACTCAACAGCCCGATGAAATCGCCATTTGCATCCCCGACAGCAAGGCAAAGCCAGCAAGCTCGTGGAACTACATGGGCGAGAAAGGCAAGAAAGCTGTGAGAGAGGCAATACTTGACCTATTCATCCGCAACCTTTGGAATGATCTTCAACGACTCGAAGGCTCATCAATCGGAATCAACACTCGCATCGCTGCATGGTGCGAGATGCACGGCATCGGGTTAGACCGAGTTGAGACTGTTAGGCAGCGTTATTATCGTATTCGCGACGCGTATACGAAAAAGGGTATAAATCTCCAAAATTCTACTCGAGGAAGCTCCGACAGTTTGACCCGAATTCCGGATTTCTGAACAAGGTTGCACAAACCTGAACAAAGTTGCACAAAGTTGCACAGATAGCACAAGTATAAACACACTTCAACAACTCCACACAAAATGAAACAACTCTTACAAAACATCAACAAGGTTGAATATATTGAGCCACGTTACTTGCTCAATGTTCAACTCGTGAAGAACGACAAGGTGGTGCTGCGCTATTGGCGCAACTTCGTTGAGCAACCAATCGATGGACTGGCGCAGTGCGAAGTTACCGAGGCTGTTGACGATGGCACACGCCTCAGAACCGTGAAGCTCACCTTCCACTCTGCCTGCCCAATTGTCGCTGATGACTTGCGACTGGCATGGCGCATCACCACCGTGACAGGTGAGCAATATATAATAGCTACCACCGAGACACCCTACCCGGTGGCTCTCGTGCAGAACAGTTTCCCTGATGAAGCGACCGACCGAAGCGGTTATCAAGTCACTGTCACATGGAAAACACCACTCTCACTGCTGCGTATCATGGATTAATGGTATTTTAAACTGCAATGATAGGTTACTATCTTTGCAAAAAATGTTTTCACTATGGAATATCAGATAATCATTGACGACTATATTGGCGACTGGTGGGCATCGACCGACAAGCAGTCGATACGCCACAAGCTCGACAAATATAAAGACCAGCATGTTGATGTCAAAATATCATCTCTCGGGGGGAGCCTCGATGATGGTCTTGACATTCGGCAGCAATTCCTGGATCATGGCGACGTGACAGCACACCTTAGTGGCTTCGTTGCAAGTGCTGCCACCGTCATCGCCATGGGTGCTAAGCATATAGTCATGGGTAAGTATGCCCTGTTCCTGGTTCACCAGTGTTCCAATGCAGTTTTTGTGTGGGAACAAATGAACGCAGACGATATGCAAGCTCTTATCGACCAACTCCAAAAGAATAAGGAGGACAACGAGAAAATCGACATGGTACTTGCAGCCATGTATGCCTCTCGTTGCAAAGGTCACACTCAAGACGAACTGCTTGAGCTGCTCAAAGAGAGCAAGTGGCTCACAGCGCAGGAGGCTCTTGACTGGGGTTTCATCGACGAGATCTCTGAAGAGAGTGCCGCCGATGCACCTCAAATGACAACTGCTCTCGCCAAAAAATTCAATGCAGCTGGTCTCCCATTAAACGGCTTGGAAATCCAACCCGATAATGGGGGCAACGCGCTGCGACACATCTTCGATGCCTTGAAGTCAATCAAGGACTTAATCACTCTCAATAATTCTAACCAAGCTGCCATCGACAGCAGCACTAAAAACATCATCACAATGAAATTTGAAATTCTGTGTGCACTACTCGCTGTTGAAGCGTTCAATAGCGAAGAAGGCCAGGTCACTCTTACAGTTGACCAGTTGCAGGCGATTGAAAACCGCCTGAATGAGCTCCAGTCGCAGCACACAGCCGATGCTGATGCAATCGCTGAGCGCGACAACACTATTGCTGCTCTCAATGAGCAGATTGAAAATCTCCAGGCACAACCTGCCGATGAGACTAACAGAGTTGACGAAGCTTCGGAGGATAACAATGTCGCTCCTGTTAACTCGCTTGAAATGTATAACCAAATCAAAGATCTTTTATAAGTATGGGAAAAATCATCATCACTCCTGACGAACTTGCGACCAGTGCTCACAAGTATCGCAAAGACCTTATTCAAATGCCCATGCACTCCATGCGTGAGACTACTCAACACATGACCGTGCGCCGTGGCATCCGCTATGCCGAGACAGTGGGCGAGCTCAGCGGCGACATCGACCTGGGTCCCTACAGCGAGACTCGCGAAGATGACAACAACATGAACATCAAGGGGCGTACTCTGTACACCTACCTTGGTAGTGTCATCAAGAATTTCTCTCCTAATAGTGTAGTTCAATCTATCTATGATAGCATCATCACCAAGGGTGAGAATCTTAAAACTGTTGACATTGCCCTGCGAGTGCTCAGCTACTTGACCGCTAAGATGGGTCACAACCTGCAAAGCCACATTTGGAATGCTGTGCGCAACGACAACGGCACTACCAGTGCTGACCTCTTTAATGGCTTCGACACCATCACCGCCAACGAGATCACTGATTCTAAAATCACAACTGCTCTCGGTAACCTTTATGAGTTTGGTGAGGCTATCACTGCAAGCAATGCTGTTGACCAAATCAAGGCATTCTGCGAGGCAGCGAGCGAGTTCCTCGTTGACGCTGGCCAGGAGACTAAACTTTTCTGCTCTCCTGCAATCTATCGTGCATATCTCAAAGACTACCAGAGCACAGTTGGTGCTATACCTTACAATACCGAGTATCGCAAGGCTGTTGTTGAAGGCTTCGAGAACGTTCACTTCGTGCCATTGTACAACAAGGCTGACTCGCCTTACATCCACCTCTCGGCTGCAAGCAACATGCTCGTAGGCGTGAACCAGGAAGGCGAGGATGAGAATATCACCGTCGAGAAACATCATGCTTTTATTCTCCAGTACATCGCAACCATGTTCTTCGGTGTTCAGTTTGAATCTATCAACCCCGAGCGTCTGCTCGTTGGTAAGTTGTATTCTACATCTGCTTCAGCTGGCGGTAGCGAAGGTAATCATTAAAAAGAAAGGAGATTGAATTATGCCTACTACAAATCCATGTACTTCAACTGCACTCTATGAGTCTCTTGTTCACTGCAAGGGTACTACCGTGCTCCCAGGACTCCGTCCTCACATCTATTACATCGCCAAGAGCGATATCGTGACCTTCCCTTCCGCTCCCAACACCGTGCCCACTGGTGGCAACATGAGCGCACTCGCAACAATCAGCGAGGACTTCGTCCTCAAGGCTGACTGCAAGTGGAAGAAAATTGACATCGTAGCATCTGCATCGAATGTCAACAGCGAGAGCCAGGGCGAAGCCCCAAGCAAGACCTTCAACAATACCGGTGCATTCCGCTATCCAGGCAACAACGCCGCTGCCGCTGCGTTCGCTCGTCAGGCTAACGCCGATGACATCGTGTACTTGTGGCCACAGCGCGACGGTCAATACCGTGTTCTCGGCAACGCTATGTTTGAGACTAACACCACTCCAGCTCAAGAGAGTGGTAGCGCCGAGACCGACGCTTCGGGTACTACTATCAATGTCGCTGTAACCGACATCATGCCATCACCATTCTATACTGGCAAGATCGAGACCGAGGATGGCAACATCAGCGGTGCCGATGGTAGTCCTGTAACTGGAGGCTAAAACAGCGCTTCTTCTTATTAATACCCAGGTCGGGCACCAGTCTAAACAGTAGCCTGGATCGCCCGACCTTTTATCTATCGACTTATGGCAATAGACAAAAAATTGACTCAAGACATTGCCGATTGGCTGAACACTCAGCGCGATCAGCGAGACATAGAACATGGAGCACTCATGCTGCTCAAGTTGAACAGCAACCGCTTCCTCTATGCTAATATCATGCGCCGTCCCGATAAATATGCCGATAAGGTTGAGTACGAGCTTCGGAAACACCTTCGCATCCGTCTGGACAATATGACTAACGCCGATGTTGTCCGACTGGAGGCAAAGGTGATTCCTGCCGCTAAGCAAACGCTTGCCTCGCCTCCGGCAGTCGTATCTACCGATGCCGAACTGCCCAAGGCTAATGTCGCCAGGGGCCGTCGTGCTGACCACGACAAACTCCCTGCCGAAGTGCAAGCGTTATGGGACAAGAACTTCACCCTTTACCAAACAATCAAAGACTTGTTTGAGAGGCTGAAGGCTATGGAGAAGGCACAGCCGTGCGACCGATACGAGTATCTGAAGCTACTCGATGATGCCGACAAGCAGTACCGCGCCAATCTTGAGAACTACGATAACTACGTCGCTCCTTCTGCGCCTTCGGCTTCCTCTCCTACGTCGACAGCCGCTAAAGCTAAGTCTCCTACGGAGAACGCTGAAGACTCAACCAGTCGCGACACAGATTATCGCAAGATTAACGCTGCTCGCAAGACGTTAAGCAAATACAAAAAAGTATTTGCCAATGCAATAGCACAGGACGACATCGAGAAGGCTGCCACCGCCAAGAAGAAAATTCTTGACTCAGTGGACGCAATTCGTAGCGCTGGCGGCGTCGTTGGTGCTGCCGTCACTAACGAATTGGTTGGTCTCGGCATCCTTATGAGATAAAGATGCCAAGACTGCACAATCACTTGAGACCATTGTCGAGTGTGCCCTGCCAGGCTTACTTCGACAATCGTCTACAACTTGCAGACGTGATTGATGCTGTTCTCGATGAAATAGGCCCTGCCTCTTTATTGATTTCGACCTATTCGACAAGCGAGGCGTTCCTTAGGCGACTGCTTCGCCTAAAGAACAACGGTCGGGTAACGTCTTGCTCGCTCTTTTGCGACTTCAAGGCAGCACGCAAAACGGTACTGCTTGACAGCCTCATGACATCGGTCTGCAATGCTGTGTTCCTGTGCCAGAACCACAGCAAGGTTGTTCTGCTTCGCAACGATCGCTACTGCGTGGCGGTCGTTACTTCGCAGAACCAAACACAAGGCAATCGCACAGAGTGCGGCATTATAACCACCGAACCACTAATAATAACACAGATAGAAGATGGATTCAATAAACTCAAGTCTACCAGTATGCAAGTCCGAGGAATGGACGGCGGTTCTTGATAGAATAGCAGAACTCGCAAGGGACTTAACGCCCATCAGCGAGATTGCTGCACTGCTTGACATCAACGAGGACATGCTGCGCATGGAGATTAACGACAAGTCGTCACCGGTGCGCCACGCCTACATGAAGGCGAAGGCCGAGACTGCTCGCGAGCTTCGCAAGAATGAACTCGAACTTGCCAAGGTGGGCGCACCGCTGGCCGTTCAATTAACGTCTAACTACCTCAAGGAGATGCAAGCCGACGAAATGATATGAGACAACCACCTATCCTCGAAGCAGCTCGTGAACATCTGTTCACTTCGATGCCCGACATGGTGAAGGCCGGGCTGCCCGAAACAACACGCGAACGCCTGTTGCGCTTGCGTGATATCTATAACTATTGGCTGCAGTTCCCTGGTACTAAAGACCGAGAGATTGCTCTTTACATAAAGAACAAATATGAACTTCAGAACACGCAAGCCTACCAAGACATTCGTGTGGTCAAGGCTCTGCTTGGCGACATGCAGAAAGCCACCAAGGAATATCACCGCTGGCGTTTCATTGAAATGTGCAACCAAGCCTACGAGATGGCAAAGGTTAACCGTGATGCTAAAGCTATGGTGGCAGCAGCCGACAAGTACGCCAAGTATACCCAGCTCGATAAGGAAGACCTTGTCGACCGTGGCTTCGACAAGATTATGATTCAACCCTTCAAGCCCACCGACGACCCATCGGTGGCAGGGTTCAAGCCTGTGCCTAACATTCGGGAGCGCATCCAAAAGAAGATTGCTTCTTATTGGAGCGAAGAGGTTGAAGATGTGGAGATAGAAGATTCTGATTTCAACGAAGACGATATCTTCAAACCTAAGATTGACAATGAAGCCGATTGAACCACAACCTTTCTACCTTAACGATATTCAGCATGAAGTAATCTACACCGGTGCCAAGGACACAGTGCTATGCGCTGGACGTGCCCTCGGTAAAGGTGTTGTTCATGCAATGTGGAACTTGCGCAACATGCAGCGAATGCCAGGCAGCATCACCGGCATAGTGTCGCCCAACTGCAAACGTGCGCTGACCAACACTCTGCCTTCGATGCTTGTGCATTGGGAGCACCTGGGCTATAAGCGCAACATTCATTGGTGCATCGGCATCAAGCCTCCGAAGGCATGGCACTGGCCAGACCCAATCTTCAAACCCGAGAACTACGAGAACGTGCTGTCGTTCTACAACGGCAGCATCGGTTTCATTATCTCGCAGGATCGTAGTGGCACTTCCAACTCTCAATCCTATGACGCACTTGACATTGATGAAGCTAAGTTCATCAACTTCGAGCAGCTGAAGGATGAGACGCTGCCAGCCAACCGAGGTAACCGTCAGTACTTTGGCAAGCACTACTTTCACCACGGTATGCTCATCACAAGCGATATGCCTGTGACGAAGAAGGGCAGCTGGTTTCTCGAATACGAGAAGAAGTGCGACCACGAACTGATTGAACTCATTCAAGCCACGGTCTATGAATGCTGGCGTGTTGAGAAGAAGATTCGTGAAATGGTTGAGCGTGGCGAATCCATCCCTGCATGGTTGCGCTCACAGCTCAGGACACTTAACCGTGACCTGTGCCGCATGCGCTCGGTGGCCACCTACTACCGTGAGGCATCCACCATCTACAACATGCAAGTGCTGGGCGAAGCCTTCATCAACCAACTCAAGCGTGACTTGCCACCACTGACGTTCCAAACGTCGGTGCTGTGCAAGCGCATCGGCATTCAGCGCGATGGGTTCTATTCATCTATGACCGAGAGCAACAAGTACAGTGCAACTAACTTCGGTTACTATGATAGCCTGGAGTATAAGTTCGACAAGATTAAAGAACCTTCATCACTCGCTGATGCTGATGTCGACGCTAATGGTTCGTTGTGCATCGCCTTCGACTATAACGCCAACATCAACTGGCTTGTGGTGGGTCAGCCTCGCAAGTCTCAGCTGCTTGTGCTCAAGTCATTCTTTGTCAAGTTCGAGAGGAAGCTACCCGAACTTGTCGATGACTTCTGCAAGTACTATCGCCACCACAAGCGTCACGAGGTTATCTTCTACTACGACTCCACTGCCATCGGTTCTAACTACGCCGTCAACAATGAGGACTTCCGTTGGGTAATCATCAACGAGTTCAAGCAGCGCGGCTGGCGTGTAAAAGATGTATATATAGGCCGTCCAATGCACCACATCGAGAAGCAATTATTAATAAATCGCATGCTCGCTGGGCGTGCAAAGCTTCGACCGATGTTCAACCGTGAGAACAACGAGGACTTGCTCGTATCGGTGCAGACGGCTGGAGTTTACAATGGCAACAAGGACAAGAGAGGCGAAAAACTCGCTGAAACCGAGGAAGACCGCCTTGAGGCTCGTACCGACGGCTCCGATGCCTTCGATACTCTCTGCATCGGTTGTGAGAAGTTCCCACAAGCCCACTTCACCATCAATGTCACTTCTTCGTGGTAAGCGGTGCTCGTCGCTTCACGCGTGCGAGCGATTTGACCGCTGCATATTCCGCTAAATAGAGATAGGTAAGTCGCTCGCCGTCGTAGGGCAGTGGGGGGTCAGCTTTCGCTTAGACCGAACAAGTTCGGTCGTGGGGCGCTCGCAATTCACTATTTGTTAAGTAAATTGCTCGCAATCTGAGCGGAAACGCTCGTTTTTACCCCTCGTGCCTCGCTCTTAACCAGTTTTTTCAACACTGATTTAGAAACTGCTACGGCACGAGTAAAAACTTGCAAGTTTTTGCCAATTTGGAAAGAACTTGCAAGAAGCGGAGAACCACTTAAGTGTCTTTTTTTAGGCAAAGATGCCTTGCTATCTTTGTAAAAAATAGAAAAATATGGCTGATATTAATCAACAAGCAACAGTTCAAATAGAGGTCAACTCGGAATCAGCGAAACGGAAGATCGCTGAGCTCGAGAATAAACTCGTTGACCTGAACAAGAAGAAACAGGAGTTTGAGAAGACAGGCAACACCGCTGGCTTGGTCAAGATAGAGAAAGAGCTTCAGAAGGTTGACCGCCAGATGAACAATGCCAGGACCAATGCTCAAAAGTGTGAGGCTGCTCTCAAGAAGCTGTCGAGCGCATCACCCAAAGAGCTGCGCATGACTCTGCGCCAGCTGCAAAACGACTTGAACCACATCGAGCGTGGCTCCAAGGCGTGGAATGAGCATGTCCAGGCTATCAAACGCGTGAAAGCCGAGATTAATGCCGTTGACGCAGAGCTGAAGGAGCACAAGTCCTTGATGAGTCAGATTAAAGACGGCATTAACGGCTGGGGCATGACTATTGCTTCGGCAGCTGCTGCCTTAACTGGTATCACAATGACTGCTCGTCAGGCAGTGGAAGCTTATGCCGAAATGGATGCCGAGATGGCAAACGTTCAAAAGTACACAGGCATGACTGCCGAACAGGTTGAGCACCTTAATGAGTCATTCAAGAAGATGGACACTCGCACCAGCCGTGAGCAACTAAACCAACTCGCTCAAGAGGCTGGCCGACTTGGTCTGCAGACCGAGCAAGACGTGCTTGGTTTCGTGAAGGCCGCCGATATCATTAATGTTGCGCTTGATGACTTGGGCGAAGGTGCCACTCTTACTCTCTCGAAGCTGACCGATATCTTCGGAGACAAAGAACGTTATGGTGTTGAGGAATCGTTGCTGAAGGTGGGTTCTATTATCAATGAGCTCTCGCAGTCTTGTTCTGCTTCGGCTCCATACATCGCCGACTTCGCTCAGCGACTTGCTGGTACTGGCAAGATAGCCGAAATGTCTTCGGCAGATATCATGGGTTATGCAGCTGTTCTTGACTCGCAAGGTCAAGCTCTCGAGATGAGTGCAACGGCTGTGTCGCAAACCATCATGAAACTCTACAAAGACCCAGCTAAAATTGCTAAAGTCGCAGGTCTTGACCTTCAGCAATTCAACAAGGTACTAAAAGAAGACACCAATGAGGCCATGTTAATGCTTCTTGAGAGACTTAAAGAACTTGGCGGTCCTGAAGTCCTGGCACCAAAACTTGCACAAATGGGTCTTGATGGTGCTCGTTCTTCTCAGGTTCTTTTCTCCTTGGCTGGCAATGTTGATATGTTGCGCCAAAAGCAGAAAGAAGCTAATGCTGCTTTCAAGGAAGGCACAAGTGTTATCAAGGAATTTAACGTTCAAAACAACACTGTCAAAGCACAACTGGATAAGGCTAAAAAAGGGTTCAACGAAATGGCAGTTCAGTTGGGTCAGAAACTTGCGCCTGCGATGAAACATGTCATCTCGGGCACCAGTATGCTCATGAATGCCATGCTCCAGACAATAAAATTTATTGGCGACCATATAGGTGTTATTACTGGCCTTACTGCTGCTATTGTTGCCTATACTGTTGCTGTTAACGCAGCGACGGTCGCCGAGAATGCAAGTAAACTGGCAAAAGAAACACTAATCCCGGCATTCAAGAATTTGTGGAAGGTGATAATATCACATCCTTATGCAGCACTCGCTTCGGCTATAACAATCGTTATAGGCTTGTATCTTGACTTGACTCGTGAAGTCGATGCTCAGGCTGAGGCAGAAAGGACTTTGAATGATATAAGAACTGAAGCTGCCAAAAGGGCTGCTGAAGAAATGGCAGAACTTGAGATGCTTTTGGCTACAGCCAACAGCGTGACCACAAGTTATGACAACCAACGTGCAGCAGTTAACGCTCTTAACAAACGTATTCCTGGCCTTAATGGTAACATAAACGCACAAACAAGGGCTTTCCAATACAGCACAAGTGCTCTAAATGACTACAACAATCAACTGGTGAGACTCTATGAACTTGAAGGTGCAAGAGAGAAGATTAAAGAGTTGAGCCGCAAAAAAGTTGACCTACAACTGGAGGCCAGACAAATTAAACAGCAGATTGAAGATGAAAAGAAGTTCCAAAAAGAACGCAGCGATAACATCCTTGCTTATGGTAATCCAAATGACCCAAACCCATCTGCCACACAGACCACGGGTGATTATATTAGGTTGGGCCAACTGGAGCGCTCTCTAAATAAAGTTAACAGCGGTATAGCAGCTATAGATAACACAATCAGAGCTATACATGAAGAATATAAGGACGTTGGTGTTAATAGCAAGGTTGGTGCTCCTCCTGAAACCCCAACAAGTAACATCACTGGTGGTGGCGGTGGCAGCCATGGTGGTGGTGGCGGCAGCGGCAGTCACGGCACCGGTGGGCATAGCACTTCTAAAAAAACAGGTTCCCACGGCTCAAGTGAAGCCGAAAAGGAACGTAAGAAGCGAGAGGCCGAAGAGAAGAAACGCCAACAAGAGGAAGAGAAGCGTAAACGTCAGCAAGAAGCAATGGAGGCAAAGGATTTTAAAAAAGCCTTTGACCTTCTGAAATCTCATCGAGACAAAGCTAATGCTGCTGCTAAAAAGAGCTATGCCGATGGTAAGATAGATTACGAGACTTATCTCAAAAAAATTAACGATGCAAGGACAGAGTTCTATGATAATACTGACGCTCTTTTTAAGAAACATGAGTTGGAGGAAACTGATGAACTCGCTAAACTACACAACAAACGCGCTGACGAGGAGAAAGAGTATTATGACCAACTTAGGCAACTTCGTCTCGATGCAATTGCTGATGATCGCGACAAGGCTCAAATAAAAGCCGAGATGGACTTCTATGACGAGAGCAACGAAGTCGCCTTCAAAAATGAAGAATATCGTGACGCAAGGCTTGCTCAGATTAATCTGGACTATCTTAAGAAAGTTCTCAAAGAACAGAATCTTGGCTCTAAAGAGTACTATGATGCCGAGCGAGCTCTTGACAAGGCGATAAAAGAGGAAGAACTGCGCCAGCGTCAGGCCCTTGAGACGAAGATGGCTGACTGGTTGACGACCTACAACATGACGAGCGCAAAGTTCCGCATGACTCAAGAACTTGCACTGCTTGATGTCTACTATAAGGACAAAAAAGACAAGGAGAAAGAATATCAAGAAGCCAGGCAGGCTATTGAGAAAAAATATCGTGACATGGTTGATGAGGCGACTGGCACTCACGGCAACCAGATGTCTGCTGCTCGTGATGAAATGGACACTAACCTCAAGGCTCTTGATGCAGCACACGAAGCCGGTCTTGTTGGCGAGGAAGATTATCAGTCGCGTCGCTATCAGATAATCAAGGCTTATCACGATCAAGTTAAAGAACTTGTGTCGAGTGAGGGCAATGAGTGGGCAACTATGCTTGTTGACTTGCAAGAGAACTGGAAAAATGTCTTCGAGAACCTGGGCAGCACAATCCCCGAGATTCTTGAGAATATTGGTGATGCTGCTGCTGCTACCTTCGCCATAATGAACGCTGGACTGCAAAGTTATTCTAACTATGCCAACGCAGCTCGTGACCTTGAGGTGGCAAAAGTGACTAAATCCTATGATGAACAAATAAAGGCAGCTGGTAATAATGAGAAGAAAACCAAGAAACTCGAAGAGAAGAAACAGGCTGAAATCGCTAAAGTCAAGAGCAAGTATAACAAGCGTGCGCAAACCATCGAGATTGCACAGGCAATCGCCAGCACTGCGTTGGCTGCTATCAATGCTTACGCGAGTGCGTCAAAAGTATCGTGGATTTTAGGCCCAATCGCTGCAGCTATGGCTACTGCTGCCGGTGCTATACAAATCGCAACAATCCGCAAGCAGCACCAAGCAGAAGAAATGGGCTACGCAAGTGGTGGTTTCACTCCTCGTGACCCAAGCAATCAACGAGAGGTGGGTGTTGTGCATGCCAACGAGTTTGTTGCCAACTCAACCGCCGTTGCCAACCCTGCCCTGATGCCAGTGCTTCGCCTCATTGACCAGGCACAGCGCAACAATACCGTTGGCTCGCTCACTTCCGAAGACGTGAGCCGTGCCCTTGGTCAAGGCGGCATCTTGGGCGAAATGACTTCTAACCAGCAACGCTCACTCACCGAACGCGAGGCAAGCATGGCACTCGTGGCAGCTGCCATGGAGCAGCAGAGTGCTGCCATCGTGGAGCTGAACCGTCGCCTCGAGCAAGGCATCGAGAGCTTCATGGTCATGGATGGTGAGCGTGGCTTCGAGAAATACTGGGAAAACTACCAAGCATTGAAAGAAAGGCCGCGAAGGTAGAATTTTTTCATATAAAAAATAATTAGTGTATGCCTGGCAGTTGTCGTGATGACAATTGCCAGTTTTTTTAACATGTCGCCAATAATGAGTTCTCTCACATTTGTCTCACAGTTGTCTCATTTTCCAGCCACATGAGCACCCTCGTTAACCACGGCGATGCGCCTTGTGGTGTTGACTCCCTTTCCATGCACCATTGATGCTGTTGAACGACTTGAGCGTGGCTTAACTTGCACGGCTTCCCCTCTCGCGCTCACCCCTTTATGTGCTCATTGCCGATTAAGCAATTTTTTGCAGTCTTATTTGGCACGCTCATGGCGTGGCTTCTCCTTGTTGCACCGGTGCTGGCTTGGTCGGGCATCTGTGATGCGTGCCCATTGATTCGGTGGTGGTGCCTTGCCGTCAATCTCCACTCTTGCTGCCCTGCGCTGTGTGGCTTCCTCGTGGTCGTGGGTGGCGTGCCTCTATTGCGATAGTCCATCGTTGCTCGTGCCGTCTGCGTCTACACATGCACCATAAAGAATTACAAGTGATTTTTTCTATTACACATGCAAAGTTACGGCTTGTCTCGACTGGCAAGGTCAAGACACGTTCATTGCAAAATCTCCAGCCCGATGGGTAGTATTTGGCTGCTGAAACCTTGCTGAATGGTCTCACCTTCACTCGGCACAAAGCAGTGTAAATAAAAAAATTATTCACTTTTAAATTCTTAAATTATGGTACACATTTCAACTACAACAGCATTCGAGAACGAGAACAACATCTTCATGGCAGCACGCTACACCTACATCCCTACATCGGTTAAAGCCGACAACCGCGCTTGGGGCATCCGCAAGAAGGTGTGGAAATTCAAAGACGGCGACCAGGCTACTACCGCCGAAGTTGCTCAATGGGTAGCACGCACTCTCGACGAGAAGATGCCTGACCTTGACAGCTGCACACTGGTTTGCATCCCTGCAAGCAGCGAGGAGAAGACTCAAGCACGCTATGAGCAGTTTGCAAAAGACGTTTGCAAAGCAACCGGCATGGCTAACGCCTACAAGCACATCAAGGTAGAAGGTGACCGACTGGCTCTACATGAGCACAGGGTGTGCAAGTCCATCAGCCGCGTTCAAGTGCTGAAGTTCAACCGCAATTTCTTCAATGGTCGCAAGGTGATCATCTTCGATGATGTCATCACCAGGGGCGCAAGCTTCGCCACCATGGTTAGCTATCTCGAGGAGATGGGCGCACAGGTGGTTGGTGGCGTGTTCCTCGCCGCCACTTCGCTTGAAACAAGCAAAGATTAATAAATTAACCTCTCAAAAATGAGAGGTTTTTTTATGCTCCATGTTAATATATTGCAGAAATATTAAATATTTTGTTGTTACCAATAAAATATTTACTATCTTTGCATCGTTATTAGTTGTTTTTATCAAATTTATATAGTACGTAGTAATCTCGGATAAAACCATAAATTAAGAATTTAACATCAGAACCCAGCTGAGTTGTGAAACTCGGCTGTTTTTTATTATCTTTGCACGATGTTAAATATTAAATGCTGATGTTATGGTATTTTGGATGATAATTCTTTTTGTGGCCTTCTTATGCTTTGTGATGGGCATCATTGCTAAAAGTGGCAAAGAAGAGGTAGAGAGAGCTAATAAAGCAAGTGTTTCTTCCTGTGTATCTGAACCTGTACAACAAACACAAGAGAAAGATGATAATGATGATCATCTTTATAATCTCATCACAAAACTTCATGCCAAAGAGCGTAGCATTTGGTTCTATGTTGTTGGCGGTATTTATCGCACTAATGCAGCACAAGAAGAATATTGTATGCTTACCAAAGGTGAGGGTGTTAAATTAAAGATGGAACCTGATAACATTCATGATAGATTTGCCGTGAAGGTTATGAGTAGTGGCAAACATATCGGTTACGTGCCAAGAGAAGAAAGTCGTGCCGTGTTCCAGGTTCTCAAACAAGATTGTGTTTCGGAATGCATAGTTAAAGACAATCACTATGCAAACACAAATGATGACCCAGACCTAATGGAAGTCCTTGTTTTTATTAAGCCTGAGTTTATCGACAAGTGGAGGCTTGGTGCATATTTCGCTCCAGATGAAGATTGATTTTTTTATGTTTTACAACATATTTCGCACTTTTTCTGCAAAAAGTTTTGGTCGTTACCAAAAGTTTATTGTAGATTTGCGGTGCGAAAATCACTGATAGATGTCTATCCCGATGAGCAACGGATATTGCTCGATACATATCGGGCTATTTTTATATAGCCTGCCAACAGCCGATATTAGGCTGTCCTATCCTTAAATTGAATTGCTCTCGGGTAACTTCAGTGGTTTTCGCGAACGGGATATGGGCAGCCGTTTTTTCTGCCCTATAGCGAAAACCACTGAAGATATGAAAGCAACAACTTTCACCACCGAGAGCACTGCATTGCAGTCGGTAATTGCGCTTGCCGAGAAAGCGCTTGAGTTACTAACATCAACCAGCCTGGCGCTCATCAGCGGCATAGTAGCCGTGTTTGCCATCATGGCTGCCACCATCAACCACAACTGGAGCACCTTCCAAACCGTGGCTGTGATAACCTTCGCCGTGATAATGGCGCTGTCGATGACAGTAAGCGTCGAGAAAGGGGGTGAGGCATGAGAATCCCAACCACACCCGAAATTGCCCACGCAAACGTGCAACTTGAGGCAGACTTCATCGCCAAGGTCAACGAACTGCGCGCGCTGCGCAACAATCAAATCAATGACGTGCGCTGCAAGCGTAGCGAGTACAAGCAACAGGCAAGGCGAGAGACGCAAGGGCTGCGCCATGCATGGGCTATAGAACTCGCTGCCCTGCGCAACGATATCGAGGTGCTGAAGGACAAGCGCGCCACTCTGCGCCAGCAATTCCATGACAACGTTCTCGATCGTGACAACGAGGAACTCTTTGAACTCACCTCGCAAATCCGTAAACTGCAAGAGCACATCGCCAACCGTGAGCTTGTGTTCAACGACAAGATGAACGAAGTTCAGAGCAGGCTTCAGCAAGCTCTCAACGACCTGGGCAAAGTGAGCCTCGAGATTCACACCGAGTTCCGTGAGAAGCAGACCAAGCTGCGTCAGGAACTGCAAGACAAGGTTGACCTTAACCGCCAAAAGGCACAAGCACTCGCGCGCCAGGAGGGGCTACTATCATGAATAAGCAAGACTATCTCGACAACCTTGAAAAGTACATTCACGAACCCGAAGCAGAGGCTTTTGGCGATGATATCATACCAGTGGCAATGTGGCTGCGCAACTACATGCCTGGTGACGATGATATGAGCGTGTGCAACAAGTCGAGTGCAGCCATTCGCTCACTCATGGCTGACATCGTTGACGTGAAGCTCAACGACATCACACGCCTGATGATCCTAAACGGCTACTCGCTGGGTGGGGCTAACCAAGCCTTCCCCGAGTGGCTGATGCAACCAATAGATGATATTGGTTAAAACTAACTACTAAACGTTTTCTTGAAGTGCCTCTCGAATCGGGAGGCATTTCTTTGCCACCAACACCAATAAAATATTTTTGGTTTCAATAATATTTTGTTGTACCTTTGGCGAAAATTAACCAAAACTATGACTATCATTCTACAAATATTGTTAGGTGTGCTGCTCGTAATTGCTTTCGTGGTTGGCTTTGTACTTGTGGCATATCTGTTTATTGTCGCCTACCATGAATGGACATGGCGCAAAAATATAGATGAGAACTACGATGAACGCGAAAAAGAACAAGTCGCACGGCAAGGGTGAACCATGCATCCGTGTGAGCCTTCGTCGGTTGTCGATGGTGGTGTGCGACTGCTGCACCCTGTGCGACGATGATGCCGAAGCGCGCAAGAGCCCATTGCGCTGCCCTCGTGTGCAGGTGTTCATCGAGAACATCAAACCACGATAGCAAGAAATAACCATAAAGAGACGCAAGGCGGTGTGTGTTTGGTTAATTTTAATCTCGGCTAATTTTGTTTTTTCATGATTTTGGGTCCCGCCTTGCTGTCTTTTTATCTATAAGTCAATCAGTATAATTTTGCTTCATGATTAATTTCGCAAATCTATCGGCATACCACTTTGTGAGTGAACTCGACCAGCTCGAGATCACTGCAGCAAATGACGTGACGTTCACCATCACCGACAGCAATAGTGACGTGGTGCTTAGCAGCACCTACACACCTGTTGATGGTGTGGTGCACGTGTACCACCTCTCAAAGCTGCTTCAACCTCTCATCACCGAGGTAGTTGCCGACTTCACATTCACCGCTGGCTCAACGATCAAGTCGGTGCATGTGGTGCAGAGCCGTGAACGTGTGCAAGAACCTGCAATGACGTTCTTGCCTTCGTTCTTCCTCAGTGAGGTGATGACCGAGCGCGACACTGCAATAGGTCGCCGTGAATGTGTGTCGCTGCTGCCACTCTCTACAACAACCGTGACCGCCGTGTGCACCTACTGGGATGGCAGCGCACTAAGCACAGCCACCAAGACGGTTGCCACCAATCTTGCTGCTGGCACAGTGCACACTCTTGACGTGAGCCCGAGTGCAATGGTGGACAGCTCCATGGGCGACCTCGTTGCTTATGAAGTGGTGGCTGGAGAGCGAACAATGCG